TTTGCGTTATCCACCAGTAGTACTGGGAGAATACATATTACAAATACACAGAAAAGAAAAGGCCATATCAAACCTCTCATATCGCAGTAGTTCATCTCTTATCACCGCTTCCCTGCAGTGTTCCTCTTTCTTTACGTCCATATAGTTTCTCAATATTACCTAAAGCAATGTCCTGAAGACTAACATTAAGATCTCTAGATAGAGCAGCAATATACCATAGGACATCACCAACCTCAGCTACTATTGCATCACGATCAAAGTCATTATCACGTAACATCTTCTTTACTTTATTAGCTACCTCTCCTGCTTCACCTGCTAGTCCAAGTGCAGGGTAAAGTATCTGGTGTGCTGTCTTATACACAGCAGTCTTAGCTGCTGCATTCTGATACTCATTCAAACTCATATCTTTATTCTTATAAGTTTCGTTATAGTATTCCCACGCTTCTAAATCATTTTCATTTAACATTCTTCTACTTCACACTCCTCTACAATAACATCGTCTATATCATACATTGCTGATGATACAAGTTCATTAATAACTCTAGGCATATCTGACAGGTCTGCTTCTATAAAATTAGCATCAGGATCTACAGCCATAGTCATTTTGATTTCATATCTTAGCATAATCAGAACCCCTAGTTATATTCAAACTAATTATTAAATCAACCATATTCTTTTTGCAATCTATCAAGAGATACAAACTCTGGTTCGTATACACCATCTCTTATCTCTCTCTTGATGACACAACCTTTCCACCATTCTAAATTAGATTGTCCTGCCCAGTCTTCACTCCCACCTTTGAAACATCCTGCAACCAATCCGATAATTGAATTAGGGTGTGCAGAATCTTTAAAATAGATAGAACGCTTATGGCTATGACCACAGGTAGAAGAATGGTTTCTATTCTGTAGTAAGGTGTAACCATGATGAGTACCAGACATAGCTGTGCCATAGTTACCACTAGCAAAGTAATGAGCATATGATATCCCATCGTAGTCAGCGATTGAAGGTGCTGAGTGTTGATACTCATGGTATTCATCGAACCAGTTATCCGTTTGAAGATGCCCAAAGGATATCCCATACTTTTCTCCCTGTAGTCTAGGGTCATGGGCGATTGCTCTTTTAATTCTGTTCTCATGGTTTCCCTCGAATCCAATCCAAAATGGTTTCTTATACTTTCTAATGCTAGGTTTCTTTCTTAGTCTCTCCATAGCTTCATTGTAGTGATCAACGTCTGCTTCATAGTTCTGAGATACGATAGCCTCTGGATACTTTGTATCGAAACTATTTAAAGATTTCATGTCAGCACCATCACCTAAGTCTATAACATAACTAGGATTAACATCGTAGATTAACTCACCAAGTAAATCAAACCTATCGTTAGGTATGGTTGGATCTGTGTGAGCACAACTGAATATCACTGCTGTTTTATTGGACATGTTCTATCACCTTTCTGGTTTGCTTATGTGTGTGATCTTGTTCTGAGTTACCCCATTCGTCAATAGCAAATGGACCTGTCTTATGTAGCCTGTCAACATCATCCATTGCATCTTTCATATTACGATAGAAGTATTCTTCTTCTTCTTCTTTTAAATTAGATACGCTTCTAGTTAAACATAAGTTCCATATATTACCGTCAGCATCATCATACGGACCTCGTATAACTTTTACTATCTCTACAACTGGAACAAATTTATTACTCATCTTTTATTTCCTTTAGCCATTCCTTAGGTATAGTTTTGTCTGCATACTTAAAACCATGTTTCTTACACCAATCACCATAAGAACTCTTAGCACCTTTGTAAAGTCTAGATCTACTATTACTAAAGACAAACCTAATGTCTAGATCTGGAAACTGTTTCTTTATTTCTTTGTGCTTGCGTCTATCGACTGATACAAATCTTCCTTTCGTTTCTATTATTATTCCATTCTCTAATACAAAGTCAGGGGTGTACGTTCTTATCTTTAGATCTACCCACTTAATTTTTTCTTTCTCATAGGTAAACTTTATCTTTAGTTTCTTAAGATACTTAGCCATGTCTTCTTCAAGACCAGACCTGTACCCTGCCTGTATACCCCTTAATCTATTCCTGCTGAAGGACATTACTATACTCCAAGTCTTCGTGTACCATAGGTTTCTTTACAACCTTAGTTAAAAAAACAGGACGATCAGAATAAATAAACTTACGCAATCCAGGATAGCACTCCTTCTTAAAATCACAGTACGAACAGGCACTGCTTAGTTTCTCATTACCATTAGGATTCTTTAGAGACTGAGGCACAGTTTCGTACCCTCTCTCTGGCGGCTGCTCCCAAGTTACCATATCCTTCAAGTGATTAACTTCTTCTTCTTTTGTTTTTAACTCATCAGTAAAGTCGTATACGTCTAAGCAGACGTGACCGTTAACTTTATCTATAACAAGAAATGCACCTTCAGTTTTGTTAGTTACCTTGGGATCATCCTTGGCTGCGTAAACATAAGAAGATAGTTGAGAGATATATCCAAATGGATCATCCTCTCGTAGGTTACCATCTTTAAATTTCTTAAACGAGTAAGGCGATGCTGACTTAACATCAACAGTCATACCATCAATCACTGCATCCCTATGTCCTTTGATACCATGTACGTTCAGTCTATCCTGCATACCTGTAACACTGTGTCCTGACACAGCAGCTATCGTTAAGACTAACTCCTCTATGATATCACCATAGAAAAACTTTAGTAGTGTTGAAGCTGATAGTGTCTCACCTTCATTAGTCTTGTTTATTTTGTACCATAGTTTTCTCTCACACTTAGTACCAAGAGAAGACAACGATAGGTATCCTCTTGGCTCTTGTGGTTTAGAAAACCTTTGCTCTGCCATATGAGATATGTTTGTAGCCATAGCATCACCAAGAGTATTATCCCAACCATTGTTACCAAAGATTGTCTGCTCGATGTCTTGTACTAATGTATCTATACTTTTCATATTACCCTCTTATTTGGTTGCCCCCACCCAACTAAGGGAAGGGGCATTCTCACACAACACAACAAAAAGGAATCACCTAAAAGGGAACAGCTTCCCCATCAACAGATTTCTTAGCTGCTGACTTCTTAGGCTTTGGTTTGGCTTCTTTTGAGGAGTAACTGGACAGATCATTGAACCCACCAGAAGATCCACCACCTTCTGATTCAAACTCAACATGATCAACAACCTGAACAGATTCAAGACGTGAGCCAATACGTCCAGAATTTCCAGCAGGATAGATTGCTACTCGAACAACACCTGTCGAGCCATTACCGATGTAACCATCTATATCGAAAGCCCAAGGTTTGCCCTTGATGTTTACAACCTTAGGTTCTCCACCCTGCCAGTCGAACTTACCTTTATGTGGACGAGCCAGAGTTACTTTAGTACCACCCTCTACCTCGTGCATAGCCTTAGCACAGCCAGACTCTTTTAGTTTAGCTGCATTCTCATCGTCCATGATGACAGTAACTTTGTACTCACCATCTTTCTCTTCGTTCCAAGCGGCACGATCTCGATTGTGTTCGAAGACCTTAGCCCACTCCAATGTACCGAAGACTTCTACGATTTGTGTTTTAGATTCTTTTGCCATTTTACCCTCTTATGTTTATGACGTTACTTAACTGATTCGGCTTGTAACATAATACTTAGTGTGTGTCAAGCCAGTTTCTTCCAATGTCGTAAGATCCTGGAGTAGGTATCTTAAAGCCTAACTCCTGCCCTACTTCAAGCATACAATCTGCTTGTATCTTTCCTAACTCTTTTGCTTCTTCCTCTGTTCCTATCACCTCTGTTTGATACTCATCATGTATAAACCCTACTAACTTAAAGTTTATATTTAGTTTCCTTGCCTCAGAAGTCCACCTTAAAAGTGTGTGCTTCATGAGAATACTTTCGGCTGACTGTAGCATACCTGCTAGAGCCTTGTGTGTGGATGGAACTTTAACCTTGCGTCCATCATACCCAGTGAAGTAACCTTGTTCTCCAACGGTAGGTATTAGTTTGTTCTTTAGTTGTGCTAGACCATCAATAGATCTAACAAAGTTTTCTCTGGCCTCTGTAGCCTGACGTTTATTGACCTTTAGTATCTGTGCTGTCTTAGCAACACCTGCCCCTAGTAACCAAGCATAGATAAAAGTCTTAGCCATATCTCTAGTAGCATGGTTGATACCTAAAGCACGTTTATTAATATTATGTATGTCTGTTTCATCTTCTCTGTTACCTTCCATGATAGCTCTAGCATACTGATCAGCATCGAAGTATCTCCAAAGGTAGTCAGCTAGTACCCTCAACTGGATTCCGTCAGCATCAGTACCCACTAGAAAAGATCCACTAGGTACAGTCCAACAGGCTCTGAGATGAGAGTCATATTGCTTCTTCACTTCCTCTACTGCTGACCTTGCATCACCATGAAAAGCAGATGGTATGTTAGCTGTATTAGGTGCTTTGTGAGCACACCTACCAGTCCATGCACCAATGTTGTTTATTGTACCATGAACACGTCCATCCTCTCCCACCTGCCCTAGCCACTCCACCAGTGAGGATCTCCTACCTTCAAGGGTCAACCACTTAGCTAGAGCTTTAGCACCATCAGGAGCGTCCTCAGGTAGTGTGCTAAGATTATCCTCTGAAACAGTCCATCCATAGTGTTCAAGATGTTTCTTCTTTTCATCATAGAAATCTTTAGTCATTGAGGATATAGATGTACCATATGGATCACCAACTGATAGCCTATCGAACTTGATATGTGTCTTAGTTTTATCTACTGGTTTCCACCTTGCACCCCATAGAGCATCAATTCTATCCTTAGGTGAAGCAGGTTTAAAATCTATCCAGTTGTAGCATAGTAGATCGTCACCCTGTCTATCTACTAGAGCATACTTCTCTCTAGCATTGTGTACAGAAGCCATCTCTTCACCATCTTTCTTGAGTCTATACTTGATAGTGTTAACAGGTGTAAGCTTAGGTGGGAAGTCTACTTGGAATTGTTCTTCAAGTATAGCCATCTGTTTTTGTATAGCATTGAGTAAGAACTCAGCCTTGTTAGAATCAAATGCAAAACCATTATACTTTGTACGTACTAACTCTACTTGTAGATCATGTTCTGCTCGAAGAGATTTCTTCCAGTCAGAATCGTAGATGTATCTAGCAAAGCGATCATGTAAAGCTTCAGTTGTATCTAGATCTCCTAGCCAGTACTCAACCATTCTATCTGAGAACTCTTCGAAGTTATGGAAGTCACCCTTGTAAACACCAAGGCGAATACCCCAAGCCTGTAGACTGTGTGGACTCTTAGCACCCTTAGGTATATCGATGTCGTAGTTTACTAGTCTCGATACAAGTAGAGTATCTATAATCTTTGAAGGATCTATAGTCTTTGGTGCTAACAACCTGTTTAATTCTGGTGCATCAAACTGTATAAAGTTATGTCCAACAATATAGTCAAGAGATTTGTACCACTCGATAGCAGCAGCCTTAGCCACTGGATCTTCATGACACTTCTCGAACTGATAGACCTCACCTGTCTGTAGATCTTTACCACCACAGAGCCACAGCTTGTCACTACCCACCAGAGTATTTGTTTCTATGTCACTGACTGCTATCTTCATACTCTGTATGAAACCTCTTCTAGTACTGTTGTTTCTGGGTCATAGTAGACTGATCCTGCATTACCTAACTTAGCGAAAGGTCTGTTCTTATCAACAATAAAGTAAGTTGTATTTCTTTCTGTCTCTTCTTCAGCTTCTGTATCACGACTCAGTTTGACACACACGATAGCTTCTTCTTCGAGGGAAGCAGCATACTTAGTACGCCCATCGTCATTGACCTGAGAGATAAAGATAACACCAATGTTTA